GACCATCATGCCCAAGAAGCCAGCAAACTCGTTAGTGAGATCGGTGTACTCGCGCTGCATCGAGAACCAACGCGACTCGGTGCCGTTTGTGATGTAGTTGAGTGCGTCAATGTTAACAGCTTCACCAGCCAAATCATCCACCAGTGTTCCGCCTGTGACGACGCACTTCACGGTTGTCGCGCTGACGACAACGAAGTAGCCGTTGTTCGACGTGTCGCCGGTGAATCCTCGTACCTCGATGATGTCACCAGGGGAGGGAGTTGTTGCCCAGGTGCCAACCGCGATGTTGAACGAGTTGTCACTCGCCACGGCACTAACGCTGGTGTCGTTGGTCGCCATATTGAACCCGTTGCCCCAGTCACTCGACATGAAGCCAGCTTCCAGAAACTCATCAAACGCGCCGTAACTCAGCTCGCCATTGATGTCACCAGAAGCGCGAAGACCGGTCCGAATGATGTCAGGAATCTGACGGTCGGAGCGAACTTCCTGACTCTCAGTGGAGTCGGTGTCCTGCTTGAGCGACTCGCTTGTGAATCGGAGAAGCTTCAGAGCTGCGGCCGGCGTTTCACCGAACGTAGTCTCCTCAACGAAACCGATGTTGACTCTGTTTGCATCTGACATGGTACTGCTGCTCCTCTAGGAGATATTGTCGGAATAGAAGGGGCAGCTCACAGTGATGCGCCACGTTGGCCCATCCGATGTGCCCTCGCCCACTGAAGGGGTGCGGTAAGTGACGCCGTCTGCGGTCACTGCTCTGAATGCGAGATTGATTGCGTCAACGAGATCGAGTGCGGCGCCATCTCCAGTTCCCAAAGCCGCGAAAACTTCGAAGAACGCGATACCAGGAGTTCTGAAGCGCGCGGACGTTCCACGGCTCACTTGAAACGATTGACCAAACTGCACCGTGCATCTAACAGAAAGCGCTCCTTGCGACGGTTCGAACGAAACGTTATCGTAGCCGACGCTCACACTCTGCGCGGCAGCGATCTCGGTGTTCGCTCGCGTTCGAATCGCGTTGCCGATTGCGTTGTAATCAACCATTACGCTCGCACCGAGTCGAACGGGCAAAGAAGATGAATCTCCCAGTGATTACCACGTGAACCGGAGCTGATCACTCCCGGCACTCTGAACTTCACGGTCTGAGAGTCGACATTCAGGAACGCTGCATGTATCGTAGTAATAATCGTTTCTGCAGCAGCAGTACCGATGCCCGCTGGCAGCATCACTACGACTTCCGCGAAGCCACTCTTTTTGTATGTGCCGAGCGCGCTGGTGGGCCGAGATTGAAAGAAGACGACCTTGCAGCGAACATGAGCGGCGTCAGTCAGTTCAGTTTGTTCGTTATCGAATGAGACACCCTCCCCCGCCGCTGCAAGGTCAAACTTCTGACGCACCACATTCGCGATAAACGCGTACACCCCGAGAGCGATTAGTTCTGCGGCGGTGAGGTCAGCTGTCCCTGAAAAGAGTGCACTCCCCGCAGCTTGCATCTGGCCAAGCCCACGGAGAAGTGCGTAACCCGATGTGGTCAGTTGACCACTAGCGGAGAGTGCACCCAACGAGTGGTAAGTCGCCGTGCCCTGGGTGGAGATACTTCCGGCAGCAGCCAGGTCGGCTAGCCCTTGGATGACCCCATTGCCTTGTGCGATGATTGAAGCAAGTGCTTGAAGGTCACCAACACCATGCACCGAGACTGCACCAGAGTGCTTGTAAGAACCGATGGCCTGCATGAACCCGAGAGCTGAAACGAGAGCAATCCCACTCAGTGTGAGTTGCCCATTCGCGTTCATCGCACCGAGACCCTTCGCGTCCGCGGATCCAGTAAAGGTGAGCGCGCCATCCCCGATCATCGCGGCGAGACCGATGGAGCCAGCGAGTCCGGGGAGTGAAATATCACCCAACGCCTGCATTTCGCCTGGCGAAGGGCAGACGAAGCGAACGGCCTCAAGCCGCGCGATGCCCGAGCCGGACGAGTAGACGTGATTACTGTTCTCGTACCAAACCTCTAGATCTGTAAGTGCGGAGATTGCAGCGGCTTCAGGGACACTGAGTGGGAAGATAGTGGTGCTTAAGCCGTTACCGAGCACATGCTCCCCGAAGCTCTTACGCAGAATAGTGTTCTCACGCACCTCAACGTCGACGGAAGCCGTCATTACGCCGCCACCGGTCTTCCCACTTCGCACCCAGAGTTCATGACCCCAGTTTGATCCTGGCTCATCAGGCGTACCGAACTTCATTCTGCAAGCGAGACCTACGTTATCGATCTCGACGTACTTCGCGTCAGCTGTCTCGAACGGATCATCAAGCTGTGTCAAATGCGGCCGCTCACTCGCAGCTCCCACGACCGTCATCGTGTTTGCGCGAGTAGCGTTAACTTTGATCGATTGCGTCATGTGAGAGTAACTGAGAACTGACCGACCGCGAACTGCGGCGTAACGTTCTGCGTGAGCACCATCGGGTCCGTAAGCTCAATGCCAAAGAGCAACAGGCCGGCACCGGATGTTGCGGTACCGAGACCGACGTGAGTGAGCGTCTGAGAGCCAGCATCTGTCTTCTGATCGAATGCGAAGAGAATCTTGTTGCTCGCGGTATTCGCAGAACGCTGGAAGTCTGTGGTGTTGCGGTTCAGCGTATGGCGATCAGCGGCGTTGTAGCCAGTGTATGTCGCCTCTGAGGTTGATTGATCGCCGCCCTTCGGATCCGCGGTGTGCAGCGAGAAAGCGAACGCGCCAGCAGCCGCGCTCGGTTGCAGTCCTGCTGCGTCGCCGATGAGAGCGATCGCGAGGTTGAAGAAGAGCAGGTCGAGCACTTCGATTCTGAATGCGTCGCTGGTATCGGTCATGGGAACTGAGTCCTTGTCTCTTCGAGAGAGACGTCAAGAATCCCTCGAGGCGCTTGCACGGAGTAGCCTCCAGAGACGAGCACTCGTCCCTTGCGGCCTTTTCGCTTGTCAGAAGAGGGGCCAGGCGACAGCGGGACGAAGCCGCCCTGATCGAGCACTTTCATGTAGTTCAGATTCGTTGCGAGAAAGACGACAGAGAACACCGGGAGTGACGCGAGCTTAGTGAGTCCAGCCGCAATCGTTCCACCACCTGCCTTGTCAATCTTCTTACGGTCCCCGCTGGGCGGAGCACCGATAGATAGCTGCCAGCTTCCGCGAGCACGTCCGGTGTCTACGGGAGTTCTGAGAACTACGCGTCGTAGCATTTCTGCTGCGATCACACGTTGAAGCAGAACGACCTGTTCTGGAACAAACTTCTTCGAGAAGTCTGTAACAGCCTTGTTGAACGCTTTCAGATTAGAGGTCACGTCTTTACCCGCCGAATCTGGAACTCGTATGCGACGATGTCGTCGATCGCGCTGAGAGGTCTGACGCTAACGATCTTCCAGTTCTCGCCGGCGGAGACTACGAGAGTGTCTACGACCGGCGCGAAGGTGATGCCGCTCGCTGCGACTGTCATTTGAGCATCACCCATCAGAACCGTAGTGCCGTCGACGTACTTAAGCTCATACTCAGACGGCGCAGTCGCCTTCCAGACTTTCGGGTCTGCGCTGACGCCAGTGAATGATCCCGTGGCTGGGTCGTACGTTCCACTCGGCACGGTGAACGTCGTGTTGCGCCCGAATCGATTGACGAGCTGAATCGCCTTCGCCGCGAACTTTGTATCGAGAGCTTGTGTCATCCTCTGAAGATCTCACCGGCGGCCTCGAGGAACTCTGAGAGCAGACGCTCCACCAGCGTGTAGTGAGTCTCCTGGTCTTTCCCGCCGTCGTACACAATCGTCTCTGCGATGCTTCCCAGCTTCACCGCTTCAGACTTGATTGTGCCAGGAGAGCTTTGATCAGGAGAGAGTGTATCAGTTGCCGTCTTCAGCGCGAGAATCGCGTTCGCACGCTGGACGTTTACTGGCACGATGTCGCTGTCAACATACCAGCCGTCTCGATCCGCTACATTGTAGCGGGGCCAGTCCAGCGCCTGTTCCTGTCGAACACGACGGCCCTGCCAGCGAGTTCCATACTTCGCGCGCATGTGCTGAGCAGCTGTGCGCAGCGCAATCTCTTTGTTCACAACGGCGTCCCAGGCGACATTCTCGCCGGTGCCATCAAAGTAGATGTCAGCGTCAGCCTCGGAAATGTAGGCTTCTGCGGTTGAGAGACCTGTGCCGTCTTCGACGACGAGTGTCATCGCGCTGCTCCTGCGAGAGGGTTGCCACCCTCACCCCGCTTCGGCGGGGTGAGGGTGACGATCGATCAGCCAGCGAGTCGAGCAGCGAGCTCGGGACGCACCAGCTTGGATCCCCACAGGATGTCGAAGTCCCACACCGTCTGCTTGTACTGACGGCTGACTTCGAGTCGCAGCACGATGCCGCTTGCCGGATCCTGCATGCTCATCATCTTGCTGCCGAGCTGCAGGTCCGCGACCGTCTGCACGAGCGGACGAGTAGCGAATGCGAAAGCGAACTTGTTGAACGCGAGGTTCACCACGTGCGATCCCTTGAGCGTCATGACCTCATTATCGGCGAGAGCCGTGGTGAGAGCCGGTGCGATCCCCACAGCAGCGATCGCATTCGCGGCGGCCGTCGCGAGTGCAGTCACAACGTACGTCTGAGAGTGACCAGCGAAGGAGATAATGTCACCCGCCACCAACGTACCCGTGAGAACAGTGTTGGCGAGCGCGACGGACTCGGCGCCGATGGCGTGAATGCCGTCCACTTCAGCAGACGGGTCCGTGCCGTTGGAGAGCGTTCCCTTGGTGTGGGTGGGAACGTGATCATCGGCGAACCACTCCATGCCGAACTTGCGACCGATCTCACCCTCGATGATGAGGCTACGGTCAGATGACTGACTCACATCCCGGAAGGGAGCGAGAGCCAGCGCATTGGCCTCAGCGTCGTAGTCGAGAACGACACGTCGATCACTCTTCGGGCAGAGCTGCTTGTTCAGGATCTTTCGCAGATTCGTCGCATCGACGATGTTAGCAGCAGCGGCGAACGGCGTAGTGCCGGCCGTGCCGGTGTAACCGTAGATGCCCGTGTACTTGCTCCAGATCTCCTGATTCACCGAGTTGGCAAGAGCCTTGATCGCCTCCTCCGCCTGCATCGGCAAGAAGTGCTTGGTCTTCTCGATCTGCCCGAGCTCCTTGTCAGTCAGGTGGAAGTCCGAGTGCTCCCACTGGTCCAGAGGAACCTGGATGACCGTCGGCGCCTTCGATGCCGGGGTCGGAGGAGTGTTGCTGGGAGTGACGGCAGCTGCAGTGGCAGCCGCCGGGATGGGCACATTGATGACGTCACCCTTACTCGCTGCGTCCGTGGAGTAGTCCAGGTTCACAAGCCGCGGCATGATGACGCGCTGACGAAGGGTCATGAGACCTCGCGCCAGGATCTTGGGCAGGATGTTGGTGAGTGTGTTTGCCAAGGGAATGGCCTTTCAAATCGATCTCCAATCACACCTAAGCGGTGCGGCTTCACGCCATTCTCAGGTCAACACGACCCGGCTTCACGCCAGAGTACTTTCACCCTCTCCAGGGCGACTTCACGTCACTATGATCTTGCCCGCTGCGATGTCTTCAATGTTTGCATTGAGCGCTTCTTGGTCTTCGCTAGAGATGACGCCAGAGCTAGTTGGCTTCACACCGCCAGCGCCGCCACCGCCAGAGCCAGTACCAGGTTTACCGTCGAATGCGAAACTCCAGTCTGCATCCTCTTTTAGCCATGCCACCAGCTCGTCAGCCTCCATTGAGCCGTTGTTGTCGGGCCGTCTGGAGATGAGTTCGTTCCCGTTCTCGTCAACTACGATGACCTTGACTTGGCCGTCGATCGTCTTCCGACGGAGCTGCGGGAGTACCTTCGGAAGCAGCACCTTGGCCTTGCCGCCATGCTTAGCGATGGCGTCTTGTGCTTCACGGACACGCGACAGGTTATCCAGCAAGCTGTCCTGTCTGGCCAGCTGCGTGTCCTTGTCCGCGAGCTGCTTCTGGTGCTTCTCTTCCAGCTGCTTCGTTGCACTCTCAACAGCAGCCTTGATGTCCTCAGCCGGTGCGTTCTTCGGCTTCGCGTCCAGCTTGACCTGGAGCTCGTCCCGTTCAGCTAGTGCATCCTTCAGCTTGCGTTCTGCGGCGCGCGCGTTGTCTCGTTCCTTCTGAATCGCGGTCTTACCGGTCGTCGTGTCTGACAGCGCGAAGCCATCAACCGGGTTCACATCCAGCTCCCAAACCTCGCCGTTCTGGACGTAGAGGGATACGAAATCTGCAGGAATGTCCTCCTGCTTGGAGTATCGTGTCTTGAGCTTTGCCATGTGTGTTATTTCCTCCGTGTAAGCGTAGTGTAACACATGCGTACGGTTAGTCCACAGCTTCTTTTGCTGCGTCCCAACCGGCGAGCCAGTCGTTCTGAAATGCGAGATCTACCTTCGTGTAATGCTCTCGTGGGACGCCTCTCTCCTGAGACTCCCACCCGTTGACGTAAGCGCTCCCACTCTCGCTCGTCATCTCCCTGTCGAACTCCTGCGGCTCTTTAAGCGTGGGCGGCGGTTCTACGAGAAACTCTTCGCTCTCACCGATGAACTTCTCGTCTCGCGCCGTCGTCTCTTCAGCTGTCTCGAAGTGTAGACCCTCGAGGCCGTCCTGACCAAACTTACTCTTCGCCATTACAACTCCTTCATCTTCACGATTTGCACGGTCACCTCATCGATTGCGAAATACTTCTCCGTGATGCTCAGTACCTGCCAACGAGTCCCACTAAGTACTATGACTTCAGCCGCGCCGAACTCGCTCCAACGTTGAATGTCGACTCCCTTCCCATTCTCAACTTCGAGGAGCACACTCACTCGTCCAGTCTCCTCACTCTCCGTCGCAAAGCCTTCACCGACGCTCTTACGTTTCGAGAATGACGCGTAAGAATCGTTCTGAATAATCTTTCCCTTCTTGAACTGAGCCCATTCCTTCGGCTTAAGGGAGAGGCCGCGATACAGCCTCTTGGGCTTCGGGGCAGGTGCTATCTCGAACGCATGCTCCAGCAACGAGAGTGACTTCTTCGTCTCGGCAGTTCCTTTCCCGGTGATCATGAGCTTTCGAATGTCAACGTATGTTCCCTCTGACCAACCGCGCAGCGCCATTTTCTCCGCATCGGTGAGCTGCTTGCTCCACTCACCCGTTGTCTTCGCGCGCTGACCGGGTTTGAACGACAGTTGCTTCTCAAGTTTCAACTTCAGCGTTTCAAACCGATCAATGAGCTTCTCTGATTCACGCTCAGACGCCGTACGAATCTTCAATCGCACAGCCTCAGTTTCGTCAATGAGTCTTTGCAGCTCTGGTGAACGCGCAGCTCGCTTGAAGTTTGGCGTGCCGCCCTTCAACTCCTCTCGAATCTCCTTGATACGAGCAACGACTTTTTTCTTCACCACGGGAGACGGCCCAGACTTCAGTTTCGCATAGAGCTTTATGCGCTCGATCTTCAACGCTTCAAGACTGCTCTTCGCGCTGAACTCAACCGTCTGCACTTGCTTTACGATAATGCGAAACGCCCCACCCAGCCCCGGCACGGTTTTTACCTCAATCACATTGAAGACCGTGTCTTTGAGCGCAATAACTTCGCGTTCTTTTTGAAACATGCTTATCGACTGCACATCGATGCCAGAACCGTTTCGCACTTCAATCAGCACCGGCCGGCCCTCGAGTGATTTGGCGGTGAAGCCACGCGCAACGACCGGACTAGTGCTGTATGACTGATGCGTTTTGAGAGTGATTTTTGCGCCTGGTCTGTACCGCGCGAACTCCTCGTCTGTCAAGCGCATGCCGCGAAACATTCGCTGTGGCGTCGAAACTGGCGCTTTGTTGAACGCGGCGTTGATTTGTTTTAGCAGCTCGTGGTCGCCACCGCGACCGAGCTGCGCGTTCTGCACCTTCTGGTAGCCTTGACTAGTCCAACTATGTAAGGCGCGACGCTCCGCATCGTTGAGTGAGCGAATCCAGTCGCTGGTCGTCGCAGCGCGCTTGAAGTTCGGAGCAGCGGTCAGCGTCACGTCGAGACGCTTCGGGATCGGGTAGCTATGCGTCTGGAGATCTTTGATGAGTGCCTGCCGAAACTGCTCTTGCAGCGCGTTGAGTTTATTCGCCGGCGTTGTCATCACCTTAGCGTACGCTTCCGCCCACGCTTCTTCTATGCTCTCAGTCGCGTACTGCGACAACTCTGAAGAGAATCCAGACTTCATCCACTTCTGAAGCACAGCGCGAGACTCGAGCGCGTTGAAGTATCTGCCGCGCTCGATGGCGTGTCCGAGCTCATGATTGACGATGTGGCGAAGGTCGTCGCCTGCGAGCCAACCACGCTTGAACTCGCGCTTGAGTAGATTCGTGATCTTTGTGGGGGAGCGAAGCATACGCTCATTGAGCCGCAGAATCATCGTGCCGTCTGCTTCAATCCTGATCGCCATCGTAGCATCGCCCAGGTCGGCCACGGCGACGACTTTTCGCAGGGCATTCGTCACTTGTGAACCGTGCTCGGCCGTCCAGGCTCGCATTTCAGTAGCGATGCGGCGTGCGTGAGTTTTGTGAACGCGGCCGAAATCAACCGCCAGCCCCTCGGTTTGAAGAGCCTTTGCCACTTGCTGCGTAGAGAGCTCAGCGAACTCTGACAGAATGGGAGACGCTGACGTTCCGACAGGAGGAGCTACGAGTGACGCTGGTGTTGCGGCGAGCGGCAGCGGCAGCTTCGCACCGGTAAGATTCTCTACTGTTACGTTTGCTGGCACCACTTCACCAGCTGCAATCTCCTTCACGCCCAGGTTCTTAAGCCGAATGTTGATGATCTTGCGACGAGGCTTGTCAACGCCGGCGCGGAGCTCCTCGTAGTACCCGTTGATCTTCTTCGCTCGCGTCGCAGGCTTCATCGCAGAGAGCTTCACGGAGAAATCTTGAGCACGCCCTTCAATCTCGACCAGCGAGAGTGGACGTCTCCCAGGCCCCAGAAACTTGCTGATCGGCATGCCGTTGCGGAACAGCTTCGCGCGCTTCAGGCCGAGTGCTTCGTTCTGCACATTCACCGGCTGCTTCTTCAGCCAGTCGCCGTAGTTCAGTTTCGCTGGCACCTCGCCGTTCATCGACGCGCGCATAAACGGCGACTGCTCCTTCACATCGAAACCCAACTCCTTCAGCGACTTCACCCACGGCACGGTGTCGCTTCTGCACTGCATGTGAACAGGCGGTCTCGGGCCCTCAGCGAGCTCGAATGTTTGCCCGTCGAGATCCGCGCATATAAGCGTCGTCCGCGCATCCAGCGTGCTAACCCAAATCACGCCCTTGATGATGTCGTCGTTCGCCTGATAATATGTTTCACGCGCCTGACTGGACACGTGTTTGATTGAAGTGCGCACCAGCGTCTCAGCCTGACGCTTCGCGATTTTCACATCATGACGGAGCCGGCTGACAATCTGCCCAATGCTCTCGCCCTCTACGATGCCGATGTTGATGGAGCGACGAAGAGCGGTCTGTGTACCGAATGAGAGCTTGTCGAAGTGCTCTTTCAGAAGCGCTCCCTGAAACGGTGCACTCGTCACCGCAGCGCGAACGAGCTCTGGTGATGGTGTCGTCCAGTTCCAGTCGAGCGGTACAGCTGCTTGCAGCTGCGCACCTGCCATCGTCGCTTCAGCTACGGCGAACTGCTTCAGGTCACCAGTGAGCTGCTCGCCAACTCTCGCCATCGCAGCATTCGTAACAGATGCTGCACCGGCGATAGCATCTTTGTAGCGACCCGACGCGATGGCAGCGAGACCTCGCCCCTTCAGCGGTCCGAGCTTACTTTCTACTTGCTTCAACAGGTCAGGCATCACCTGATTCTGCATCAGCTTCGAAATCTTCCGTGCCTCACCGAGTTTGAAGCGCTCGATGATGTGCGCGTGTCGGATCGTCGAATCCAGCAGCACGTCGGCTACGGTGAGAGTGGGCATCAGCTATTCGCTTCATCGTCATCATCAAGCTCCGGCCCCAGAGAGTTCTCAGCTTCAGCCATCACCGACTCCACTTCAGGATCGAAGTCCTGCGCGAAGAGACCACGACGCTTAAGCTCGTTGAGAAGTGTTTCGGAAGTGATCTCCCCGTTCTTTCGGAGAGTGATGAGCTTGTCCATGTCGGAGCCAGCGTTCTTCGCGATGCTGAACTCAGAAAAGATGTCGACGTTTGCGTTCGACGGGAGCTCCTCATCGATCCATCGAGCTGCATGCTGAATAGCGGCGAGTGCGGCGCTTTCACAACCTCGCACCCAGGCCTGAACCGCGCTATGCGAAGAAGCCTCGTCGATCGATCGCGCCGTGGCAGTGGTGTCTCCAGGACGACTGGACACGAACGGCTGCGCGGACAGCGCGACACCCTGTGCTTCAATCAACTCGATGTCTGCGGCGCCAGCAGCGATCGCGGCGCCACCGTGCTCGACGAACTTCATGTCTCCCTGCGCGTTGCTGGTGCCCTGACTCAAGCTGGACGAGACGACAACGGGCTTGTCGAGCTCGTCGGCGCTGAACCCCTTCCGGAAGAGAATCGGGACGCGAGCAACGTGCAGGATATGCTTCTGGTCGCTGCTGCTCTGCCAGTGCTCAACATTCTTCCAGGCGAGCGACTCCAGAGGCAGTTCATTCTCGTCGGTTTCACCGCTAGCATCAGGCGCGAACGTCTCGAGAGGAACACCGGGGTACGAGTGGAAACCAGAGCGTTCGACGATCCAGACGTCTCGGTTGTTGGGATCACGACGCCAGATCTGCCAGAAGCCGCTGATGCCACCGCCTCGCAGGAATGCCTCGCGTGTCACCTCGCCAGCGACGTATGCATCGAGCAGCCCGAGATCGCTGGGATGCATCGGTCCCTGCCAGAGCCAAACCTTCTGCTCTTCAACCTCCGCGAAGCCGTCGATCACCTTCTCTATTTTCGCGACTCGAATCTGATGCAGTACCGGCGCACCGAACAGCGACGCCCTGTAGAGCTTCGCACGTAGATTCATGGGATGAATGAAGTACATGAACGGCCGCACTCGACGCCGCTTCATCGCGCCGTGACTCATGCCGTCCGGGACTTGCGGGTAGTCTACGAAGAGATGACCAAGACCGTGGGAAATGCCCGCTCGGAAGTACTGCTTGAGAAGCGTAGTTAGCGATGAGCCCTTGCTGTCTGCGTCTTTCTCAAGATGCTCCAGCGATTTCGGGATGTTCGTGAGGGTGACTGGACGCTGAAACGGTCTGGACGCGATGTGGTCGACGGCGTTCTTATACATACCAAAGAGGAACGAGCGATTACGTCGCTGGTCATAACGATCAGGCGGCTCCTTCGCTTCCATCGGCAGCATCAATTTACCTGCCTCTCGCATCGCGGGAGTGCCACCCATCAGCGGGTTCACGATCTCCCACTGTGCGCACATCCGTT